GCCCCCGGTGGTGGCACACCGGAAGCGGTCAGGCGAAACAAAACCCGTTTGAAGTTAATGTTTCAATCCCCATTGGACATTATATCACATCGGGTTTGGCTTTGCCATACCCATTTTCCTGAAAGGACAGGTGATATAATGCGGAATCCCAATGGGTATGGGACTGTGGCGAAGCTGTCAGGCAATCGCCGCCGCCCATTCATTGTGAAAAAAGTGATTGGCTGGAATAACAAGGGCCATCCCATCTATGATATTGTGGGTTACACAGAAACCCGTGAAGCCGGGAATTTGCTATTGGCTGAATATAACCGTGATCCTTGGGATGTTGACCGGGCCAAGATCACCATGAAGGAACTGTTTGAACTTTGGAAAGAAAAGAAGGCTCCGAAGCTGGGAGAATCCAACCGTTCATCTTTGTGTTCAGCGTTCAAGCATTGTTCAGCGTTATGGGAAAAGCCCTATAAACAAATCCGGTCATACCAAATGCAAGAAACCATTGACGGTTGCGGGAAGGGGTACAGTACACAGGCGGCAATTAAGAACCTTTGGGGCCATCTTGACAGGTTTGCCCTTGAAATGGACATTATCACCCGTTGCTATTCTGACTTGCTGACTTCTGATCCTATCCCACCAACCACCCGCCTTCCCTTCAGCAAGGAAGAAATCAAGAAGGTTTGGGAACATCAGAAAGAACCTTGGGTTGACACGGTTCTGATCCTGCTTTATTCCGGGTGGCGGATCAGCGAACTTCTGAACTTGAAGCCGGAAGATATAAACCTTCAGGCCGGGACGATGAAGGGCGGAACCAAAACCAAGGCGGGGAAGGATCGGGTGGTTCCTATCCATTCCAAAATCAGGCCCTTGGTGGAATCCCGCCTTGCGGAAGGTGGCCCCCGCCTAATTAGCTACAATGGAAGGGTCTGTTCCCAAACCCAATACCGGGTATTTTGGGCGGACATTATGAAGGCTCTGAAGATGAACCACACCCCGCACGAATGCCGCCACACCTTTGAAACCCAACTGGACAGCGCCGGGGCAAACCGGAAGTGTATTGATCTTCTCATGGGCCATGTGTCCAAGGACACAGGAAACCGGGTCTATAATCACAAGACTTTGGATGAACTGAAAAGCACCGTTGAACTAATTCAGTAAGCCCTTGAATTTTGTCAAATCCTATGGTATTCTTTTGATGGTGCTACCGATAAACGGCAAGTGGTTAGTTCCCCTGACCAGATCAGGGGCGCTTCTTGCCCCCTGATCTTTATAGAAAGGGGGGCTGTCAAATGGTTACATATTCTGATCTGATTCAGACAGGTATTTTAATCGTTGGCATTATTGCCCTGTTCATGCAGGCCAATAAAAAGAAGTAACCGCCCGGCTCCCAACCTTGCGGTTACTTCTGTAATCCAGTAGGGGAACCAACCGTTTGCCGGTGGCACCCTCGTTCTATGTTCAGTATAATTCAAAGCCGCTGAAATGTCAATAGGGGCCGTTCAAAGCGGTGAACATTATAGGCCGATGAACACTGAACTATTAACACGATAGTAACAAGAAAGGCGGGAAACCCCGGAAAACCGGGACTTCCCGCCTAATCTGTTTTTATTATACCATGAATTAGTATGCTCTGCAACGCTCCGAAGCGCCCAAATATTGAACATTTCAGCCCATTGAAAGTGGGTCAAATCGGGGGTATTAGTAACAAACTATTAACACGGTATCACACCGTTTTTGCGTAGTCAAGACTGATCCAGCCAGCGCCGCTTTTCAGTTTGCCCCACTTGGTAGCACCGGCCCCGGCGCTTTCTGCCACGATGGTATAAACACCGGGCGCAATGAAACCATTCTTCCCGTAGTTGGTTCCGGGGCCTTTTCTGATATACAGATCGGAAACCGTCACCCGCACCAAATAGGGCTTCACTGTGGCCCCTGTGCCGCCCGTGGCGGCGTTTCCAGTGCTGGGGGTAGTAGTTACACCCCCGCCCTTCATGGCGGCTTGTACGGCCTTCCTGAAGCCGTTCATGGTGTAGCCGGTTCCAAGCTGGTTCCACAGGTGTTCAGGATCACCATGATTGGAAGCAACCCCACGGACGCAACCTTCCTTGTGGGAAATGATCACCCCGTCCTTCATGGGGTCAAGGTTGTACTGCTTGCACAGGGAAGCGAACAGTTCAACCGCCGCTTCATAGGTTCTCTTTGCCACGGCTTTTGCGGTAGCAGTATCAGAACAAGTGAAGGTTGCCCCACCCGTGTACTTGATACAGGCCGGTTCACACATTTCAACCCCAATGTGGGTGTTGTTGGCGGCTCCGCCAGCGTGCCAGCCCCGGTGGTTCCAAGGAAGGGTCTGATATACAGTGCCGGTGTTTCCGTCAATGAACCCATGCACACAGGCTTCAAGGCCAGAACGGTTCCAGTTCTTCACGAACACAGAAGCATTGGGTTGGGAACATCCCACGGAATGAAGCATCAGCCCTTTCACCGTGATCTTCCTGCCGCTTTTGTAGCAATCATTTTTTGTCAGAAAATTTTGTACCAGTTTCATTGTTCATCTTCCCCTTTCGCCTGAAGAATGGCATTAAATTTGGTGAAGGCTTCCTTGATATACTTACAGGAAACCAACAGTACAGCACCCACAATCACCAGATCGGCAAAAATATCCGTGTATTCTTCCGGGATTGCCCATCCAAGCTGTTCAGCGAACAGGGGCAATGTGGTAATGCTCACACAAAGCAAGGTCAACCCCACCACAAAGGCCGCAACCTTCAAGGCGGAATTGATAGCCTTGTTCTTGTCAAAGGGCTGAAGCAAAATCCGAATGTTGTAATACAGGGAAAAGGCCACATTTGCCAAGTAAGCCGCCAAGAAAATCAGCATGGCCCATCCAATATCAATCAGATTTTTCAGAACTGCATCCAGCATGGTTCACATCTCCTTTGTATCATTGTAGATTTCCGGGCCGTATTGCTTCCGCAATTTGATCCGGTTTTCAGCCTTGGCCTTGGAATAGTAAAAGCCTGTGGCGGTTGCCAGTTCAGCGAATATGGCCGGGATCAGATACGCAAGGGGCGAAGTGTCCCCGGTTTTCCAAACGATAGCAAGAGTGAAGGCCGTCACAACCAGCGTGACGGCCCCCACACATCCCAACAGGACTTTGGAAAATTCCTTTTTCGGTTTCTTCTTTACACGGCTCATTCATCCGGGGCTTCCGTGGGCAACTCCAAGAATTTCTTGTGAAGATCGTCCATCACCCCATTCACCCCCAATGAATGATATTGCTTCCAACAATTTTCAAAACTTTCCCTTGCGTAAATGGGCGCATAGCCTTTTTCCGAATACTTGTTGAAGTCACTGATCATTTGGCTTCTCAAAAGGGCCTGAACCCCTAATTTCAGCGCCTTGTTATCATCCGCATTGCGCTTGATCAGGGTGTGAAGGTACTTGAACACCCCCGCAATCAGGGCGGGAATCCCAAGCAAGCAAAGCCACTGATACACCGTCATTGCGTCACCCCTCCACCAGCTTCAGGATATAGCGCAAATCCTCAACCGGCGCATTGTAGAAGTCATAATTCCAAATCCAGAAATCTTCATGTTCCGGGCGCTTATACTTTCGGCAAAGGGGATCTTCCCAAACACGGCCCCACCGCTCTTTCTGCTGATCCTGCTTTGCCAACTTAATCAGGATAGCGGAAACCAGCTCCCCACGCTCCCGGCCCCGGCCATCATCGTTCTGACTGAAGAAATCAAAGGCATCTTGGCTGGTAGTGGCGCAAACCGGTTTTCCGTTCCACATCAGAACCCCGCCTTCATTGGTCACGGCGGTTCCATAGGGAATGTTCACATGGCCGCAAATCACCAGCTTCTTCAGCCGCTTCCGGGCCAGATAGGTTTTATACTCCATCGGTGGCTTCCTCCCAACCATATACACCCGGCTCCCACACATTATTTGCAACCGTGGAAGTCCAGTGCTTTTCCTTGTGGCTCACCTTGGCCCCCAAAGCATAGGCATCATGCGCCCCGATAGGCTGAATCCATTCAGGCCATTCCTCCGAAGGATCGGCGGTCAGGCTCCAAAGGCTGTGTGCCGTGTCCGGTGTCCAATCCTCTTGGGAAGTATGGGCCTGAACACACTTGTAAAGGGTGCCTTTATAGCGGCGGATTTGGCCCAAGGTATAGTTTACAGGATAGGCCCATTCCGCAAACAGATCAGCGTGTTCCGCCGCCGTTACCGGGTCAATGCTCCCGGCTTCCGCCATTGTCACAAACACGATCCCGCCAGCTTCATTGGATTTGGTGATTTCTGTTCCCGCATCAGTTTCTTCCAAACTGACGGTTTCCGCCCCATCCAAAGTATCCCGGCCAAGCAAATGGTACACAGTCCCGGCAAAAACAATGCCCGAAGCATCATGCTCCGGGCAAAGGACATAGCAACCATTTTCGGCCTGTTTAATGTAGTTCAGATTTTCGGTCAAGCCAATGTTGGCCCCGTCTTTGATGATCCTATACATTTTGCACCTCCGAAAAAGATAGCATGATATAGCCGCCTTAACCGCAACAATCTTCCGTGGTCATTGAAGTTCCGGTAATAGGCGGTTTGGCATTCCATAAACTGTTCAACTTCTGATAATAACCGCTTCCCTTCAAGAAATTCCCGGTGGAACAGCTTCAGCTTTCGCCTTGCCCGTTTCACACCATCCCTGTTCCCGTTCACTTTGATCTTCCCGGTTTCCGTCAGCGTGAATCTTGCTTTACAGAACCGGAAGGGCTTTGTCAGGGGTATGATCTTACACTTCCGTTTGTTCACTCGAATTCCGAGAGCTTCAAACCGCCGAACAACCTCATGCCCAAGTTTCTTCAGGGCTTCCACATCAGGAAAGATTAAATAATAATCGTCCATGTAGTGGCCGAAACAGTGAACCCCGGCTTGACATTTAATCCAATTATCTATTGCGCTGGGTAAGGCAACCATTTCTTGCTGTGATGGTTCCACTCCCAAGGGCAATCCCCGGCCCGGTGTCGGGCATGGGGAATTCTGTATTACAGTATCAGCCAAGGCCCGAAGATTGGGGTTTAGAATTAGTTCTTGGTGCCGTTGGTACAGAAGCGCATGGGGCGCATTCGGGAAAAAGCCTTTCAAATCCAACAGTAAAACCGCACCTTCCCGGCCATACCTCCGGTAATGCCAATGAAGCTGTTCCTTCAGGCGGCGGAAGTGCCAGTGAAGGCCCTTCCCCTTTTGGCTTGCTCCGTTGTCGTGAATCATACAGGGGCCATATAAAGGGGTCAGAACTTCATTACAAAGGGCTTTGTGGATTTGTCGATCTGTAATATGGGGTGCATCTATGGGCCGTACTTTGCCCCGCTCACATAAGGTGAAGTGGGTACATTTCATAGGCTTCCAGTTTTGATCCAAAACCTTCCGCCGTCTGTTGGCCGTTCCTGAAAACAGGTGTCCTTCAAAGTTCTGAACACTCTGTTTCCACCGTACCCCGTTACAGCACTTCTTCCCATAGAAGAACATTTTGCGATAGGAAAAGATCTTTTCCATAGGCCCAAGGGCATTACACCGGGCCTGTTTTCTCGCTTGCCGCTTTGCTTTGCGGCGCTGGTATCTTGCTTCATGCCGTTCTTGGCTTGTCATAAAAATAAGTATTCGCCTTTCGTACAGATAAATTGTAGGGTGCCGTCTAATCTGCTTTGCCCTTGCACATGAAATGGGATATGGCACGATCCCCCACCATGCAAGAAGCGTCCGTGTAAGGGCATCAAAGGGCAGTTTTAGGGATTGGCTACCCAAGGAAGTATCTCTCCTTTTGCGAAGGTCGTCTTTCACCTGAAATCCAAAAGCCGGGTTTCTGTTACTCCATTTGACCTCGCAATCGCAAAATCCGGGCCGCACGCCAGCCGAGTAGTAAGCGTTGTTATTGTTGTTGTTGCCGTTGTTGTTGACATTGCAGAAATTGTTATTGTTGTTGTAATTAGGGGAACGCAACCACCA